TTTATCCATGCCCAAAATTAAAACAAAAATTTGATTAAAAAAATAAATACGATTATTTTTTTTTATTCTTTACTTTCCTCCAAAAAGAACCACCCTCTGGAGTTGAACTAAAAAGGAATGCAGTTAATAATGGTTGTTCTATGTTTGATTTGCCTTTATAAGCTTGCTGCCTTATTAATGCCAGCTTTCTAACCTCCACGTCTTGAATATCTTTTATTAGCATTAGTTTATTACTGTTAAGGTATAACCATCTCTTTCCCACCTTGCTTTCATTATATCCAGCTGGTGCAATTCTATTGTTTTGTTTAAACACCCTCTGCGTTGGTGTGATAGCAAAATGTTGATTTTTTCTAATCTTGGATCTGCTATTGACTTTACTTTTGATTTCTTATGATTTCTTGTAAAATCTTCCTTTGGAAAATTCCTATTTCCTTTTGTTGCAAATTGATTGACTTTGTTTGCTTGTTTTTCTTCTACCATGATATTCCTGAATCTATTAAATCTAAACTTACTTTTTCTAACCACTTATCCGCAAATTCTGCATCTCTTAATCGCTGGTCTTTGTTTGCTAACTTTAAACCTTTTTCTGTTTTGATAAAAACCGATATTTTGTCCTGTAAGCTACAAATGTGATTCATTGGCTTGGCTGCTGAAAGAACAAAATCTCCTTCACATATTTGCTTGATTGTTTTGTAGAAAGCTTTGTGATTCTCCAAAGTTTCTATTTCTTGTTTTTCTTTATTGTAATTCATTCTGTTAATATTAATGTTTCAAATCCATATTCTTTCAATTCCTTTATCCTGTATTCCTGAACCTTTGACAATTTGCCCAACAATGGTCTTTTAACCTCCACAAATAAAACCTTACCATCTTTTAAAGCCATTAAGTCTGGGATTCCGTTTTTTGATGTTTTGATTAATTTAATAACCAAAAAGCCTGAATCTGTAAACCTCTTTATAATCTTAGCTTGTATATTGCTTTCTAACATATTCTTTAAAAAATTGCAGTGTAAAATCTTTTTTATTCATTACAGCCTTGTAAATATAAAACTCTATACCATTCTCGGCAAAAATCCAAAAGACATCATTTTTAAGCCTTTCCATCGTGCTAAGCCTGTCTCTGCTTTGCCAATATGATGTCGCTGAAAAATCAATATTTAAATATATCAAATATTTGGCGTTTTTCAAACTTATTCCTTCCCGACCTGAAACAATTTGTAAAGCGATGTTTTTATCGGTGCTGTCAAACTCCTCAACTGTATTACATAAGTTTTCACCAAATACTTTTTTTAATAGGTTATATTCTTCTTTGAACTTGTAAAATATCCCTATTTTAACTCCAGAAAACCTTTCTTTTATAAACTCGGCTTTTGAATAATCTATAATCATAGAATTACCGCTTTCAAACTTTACTGTTCCGCTATAAAGCTGGTGTACCTTACTCATTAGCTTTACCCCTGTGTCCGCCAATATTACTTCCTGCTTACCCTCTATTATTAAATCTTTTTTAAGCTTATTAATAATATTGTATGTCTGCTGCTTCATTTTTACGGTTAATACATTTTCCTTAACCTCCGTTGTAAAGCCAGCCTGCTTTTGCGTAAAACTTATAATATAAGGACTAATGTACTTTTGTATCAATTCTATATTGGCATCGCTGTAATCGTTTAATTCACCGTAAGATACATATTTCTTTTTTACTGTTACAAAGTCATTAGCCCATTTATAAAAGTTTTTATAATTATTAAAAGGGCTATAATCAGAAACTGCAAATTGGTGATAAATCTGCGAATATGATTCTGGGCAAATTGTACCGGAAAGGAATATCATTGGCAAATGTGAAAACTTTTCCTTAATAAATTTTGTAGCAATATTCATTTTTGGATATGCTCCGTTCCTGTGATGCTCATCAGAAATAAGTAAATCAAAATCTTTGTCAGTTACTTTATGTAATGATTCATTATTAATAATTTGAATTTCAAAAGTATGCCCAAAGCTTTTGTAATCACTTTCTATTGACCCAATTGCTTTTTTCTTTGTCAAAAATAAAACCTTTTTAGCTCCGTAGTTTTTAGCTACCTCTAATGAAGTACAAGTCTTTCCTGTTCTAACTTCCATGTTAAGGTAAACAATCTTTTTGGCTTGTAATATATTTAAAGCCTTATTTGCTATTTCCTGCTGGTAATCTCTTAATTTAAAATGGTGCATCTTCCAATGTATTAACGTCTGTAACCATGAACCACCTTTCGCCCTGTGTATTTCCTTCCGAAAATATAAATCCTTTGTAATTTGAATACTTTTCAACCCAAATATGAAATCTTTTCCTTGATAGTTTTTTGTAGTCAATATATTCGTTCACAAATGCTTCATAAGCTTTGCCCTTATTATTTCGTGTATTGCTCCTAAAGTTTTCGCTATCATTGATCCATTCGTAAAACTCCATTGAAGTCTCTGCGATAAATTTTCTTAGCTTGATGTTCTTGGCATCCTGTTGCATCAATCCATCTCTTAAATACGATTGCAAGCAAAAAACCATGTAATTATCAAAATGAGTAAAATCATTGACTGTCCAGTCGTCAAAGATTTGTCTTTTGAATTCATCAAAAGGAGTGTTTTTCTTTCCGTAATGCTGGGCAAATTCTATCTCAAATCTTCTTCTGTCATGGCTATTTCCCTCTCCTTTTATTGCATAGTTGGTGCTGATTACCATTTTCGGGCTTTCCTTAACTGTTAACTTGATTGCATCCTTGTTCTTTCGTTCCAATGTCATGCCTTCAGTAACAAGACTAAATTTAGATTCAAAGTTAAAATTCTTAACTACGTCATCAAAAACAAGGATTTGAGTGTCTTGCTGAACTGTTTGGTATGGAAAAGACTTCTTGTCATCAAAAGTTTTACCATCCAATATGGCAACATTTCGGATCTGTTTAATGCCCTGAATAAATAAACCTTTGCCAGTTCCGCCCTCTGGGTTTTCGCTTATTACTTCATCGTTTAATATTATAGCCTTATTATTGGTATTGTCCTTATAAGTACTAAGTAGATACCCAATTACAGATTCTATTGATTTATCCTTACAAATATTGTTTATAAAGCTTTTGTAATCATTCTCATAATTCAATGTCCTTTTAAACTCTCTATTAATTATTTGGTTTCTCCAGATATATCCATCAATATCAATGTAATCTTTTAGTTCTATTTTGTCTCCTGTTACTTCTAATATGCCATTTCTAAATGCTATGTAAGATTTGTCTTTTTCATCTTTGAGCATCATTAATTCAATGGTGCTTAACATAGTCAGGTAATCATCCGAAAATAACTTAGAGGAAGTGCTGCAATAGTTCCATACTTCGTTCTCTCGCTTGCTTAATAGATATTCTAATACAAAGTCCTTAATCTTGTCTGATGAAGTCTCCTCGACCTTGTTTGATTCAATATAAACCAATGTAGGATTATTTGATTCATGCGGGAAAAATTTTTTGTACCCATGCCTTTCTAAAAAATTCTTAAACAGCAAAGAATCTATTTTTAATTTTGGTTTTTTCTCTTCGGTATAATACCAAAAGAAGTCATGATCAACTTCCTCTTTAATTTCGGTGTAGGTAGAATCGTCAATGCCAAACTTGTTTATAATTTCATTTTTCTTTAAGTCTTTAAACGAACTTTTGATTTTATTAATCTTCTGCTCATTTTCAAAGTACTTTGTTCCAAATGTCATCTTTTTGTATGCGGACCGAATTGCAGTTATAGCCTCTTTCTCTGGAAAGTCTCCAATAACAATATTGTTGTTAATATATCCAATAGCATAATCTTGGCTTACTCCATATTCACAAAAAGCACAAGCTAAAACGTAAATATTTTTATTTCTTTCGCCAGCAACAAAACCATATTTTGCATCCCACCATTTCATTAAACGATTTACTATTTCTTCTTCACTATCAATCGGGAGCAGAGGAACTTTCTCTGTCATTTGATAGCCTTCATCGTTTTCAATGTTGCATTCAAATACTTTGGCATTTGGATTATAATATAATTCAGGATCATAAGATTCAAAACATACCCTATCAATGTTTGAGCAAGCCGAATCGAAGTAATCGTAATTGAATTTATTTTCAAACCCCTTAAAATACTTTTTGTGGCTTTCCTTATTTGCCTCTGGAATTTTAAAAACAGCTTTTAAGCCATTACCTCTCGGACTTTTAAATATTAAAGTAATATGCTCATTCTGTTTTAATATTTCTTTAAATGATTTAATCTCATCCAATGGTATTCCATCAAAGTCAAGAACACAAAGCCCTGAATGCTTAATTAAGGAGTTTGAGTTTCTTTCCGAAAAATTGCCAGCAAAAAGAATACAAGGTAAAGTTAGTTTTAACTTCTGCTTTGTCTCTTTATCTTCGGCATCTGCGATGGCTTGAATTGTTGCAGCGGAGGATCCGTTTTTTATTCGGTCTATTACCTTTTCCATGCTTACATGGTAAGGTACATCCTTACTCCCGTAAAGTGTTTTAAAAATAGTTATCATTGTTAAAATTAAAATTTAAAAAATAAAAATATACCTTTTTAGGTAAAATTAAAAATAGAATTACTTAAAAAAATATCAAATGTGTTGCGTGATACACTTCCAAAACACTTTAAAAAAATAAAGTGTTGTTTATAACTATCTAATTTATAATAAGTTATAAGCTCCGCAACACTTGCAACACATTGAAAACCGATTTTTTGTAATTTTTATTTTTTTCATTTTTTCCGCTAAAGCAGTATATAGAGATACTTTTTTTTTCAATGTGTTGCGTTTGCATCATGCTTTCAACTTGTATTTAGTTATTAAAGCATTCCAATCTTGCTCAAAACATTGCTGCTCCAATCTTGATAATTCTCCTGTTGCAATCAAGATATTATACATTTGTTTATGCCATACCGTAAGATTCACAAGCTGGTCAACTGCTCCTTCACTCCCAAGGTCTTTATTCATTAAAATCATAAGGTCTTCTAATAAGGCTTTGGCTCGCTGTTTTGTCTTCATCTTAAACAATCCTATGCCATCGTCAATTTCGTCTATCAGAGACTGGCTTAATAAGGCTAAATACATAAGCCTTTTGGCTTCTTCAAATCTGTCTTTCATAATCTTCAATTACATCTGTTAACGAATATGGTAACTTCTTTAAAATAGTGTTAATCGCATTTAATTTATCTCTTAACATTGCTTGAACATACCAATCATGCTCTCCAGCAAGTTGTTGCTCAATAAAACCATACAATTCAATTAGTTTTTCTTTCATAATTCTTGTACTTATATTAAAGACCCCAAATCATTCTGCATTTTTATTTGTTCAGCATAATTTTTTCGAACTATGTCAATATGAGCTAAAATTGATTTGGCAAATAACTCTAAATCATTAATTGGTGCATCAAACATTATTGTTTTTTCTTTTTCTTTACCAAATTCTATCCACAACCCAAAAATAGTTGCATCCATTTCTTCATTCATTTCATAGTAAAGAACTAAATCACGTGTGTCTGAATACACTTTTAAATTAATCCCGTTTTCAAAATCCGAACTTTCAAAGTTTTCAAAGTCAATTACACATTCTGTTAATTCAATTATGTTTGTCATTTGTTTAATAATTTATTATTCATTTTTAAAATTTCCTTTACATCTTCCCGAGCCAAAAAGACATTTGCCTTGTCTTTCATTTTTTGAGTTTTAAACACTGGCATCGACTGCTCCACCAGCATCTTGTAGAAGTAATGATAACTTATACCTGTATCATCAGCCAAACGTTTCATTGAAACCCCTTTTTTTATGAGTTCCATGTACTGATTAACTATTAATCGTACATCATCATTTATCTTATACTTTTTCATTCGACAAAATTACGAAAAATAATTTGATTTATTTTTGTATTAAATAATCCCAGCGTTTTCAAGGTGATTATAATCTACTTTTGCGTTTCCAAAGTATAAATTACCTTTATCACTTGACGGATTAAACAAACTTATACTTATGTTTTGACCATTAAATAAATCCCTATCCAAGAAATTTATATTTATTTTTAATATGCTATCTCCGCTTTCAGAAGTATAAAGGCATCCTTTATTTTCCTCCATTAGTTTTAATAATTTAGTTACGTTTATTCCACCTTTTGCAAATGCTGCCATGTTTTTTGTTTTTAAAATAAAGTTAAAATAGAATTATTTTCTTCAACACATTCTCTATGATTTTTCTCGTTAAGATTAAAATAGCTTTCTTTTAACTCAATTGATATTGATTTCCTATTCATCTTTAAAGCTTGAAAACCTTCTGAACCAATCCCTCCAAATGGAGACAAAACTGTTTCTCCTTCGTTAGAATACAAATGTATGCACCTTTCAATCGTATCAAGTTGCAAAGGACAAATATGCTTTTCATCATTACCATCACGCCCAGAACGGTATTGCAATGTCCTAGAATAATCTATATCGTACCATACTGGAGAAGCATATTTTTGCCACAAATCAACTGGCAAATAATTTGGCATATTTGAATCTTTGTCTTGGTGTTCTATTGGTATTAAATTTTCACCTTCATTTCTAAAAAATAATACATAATCAGGAATACCAACACGGCTCATTGAGCTATCTTTTTTTATAGTCTTATGAAGTAGTCCTAATGCCTTTGTCCTTTGCATTTCTGTTACTGGATTCTTCCATATAGTAGCTCTTGAATGATATATAAATCCTTCATTTTGAAACCAATCAATTAGCATACCGCTAAAGTCACGAAGACCAATATAGCCTTCTTTACCCTTTTGTATTGGCAAATCCATACAATGCACAGCACAAATTCTACCACTCTTTAAAACCCTTTTTAATTCAGGAATAAGAAATTTAAAGTGTTTTTCAAATTCATTATAATCTGATACATTACCCATATCATTAGGACTATCAGAATATACGTACAATTCAGCGAAAGGCGGAGAAAATACAACTAAGTCTGCTACATTATCATCTAGGTTTTTAGTCTCTTGAACGCAGTCACCATTTATAACATGATAGTTTTTTGTTTTTACGTTTTTCTTGTTTACCATAAATTTTGATTTATTTTGTTTATAATCTGTTATTGATGAATACTTAGCCATTTCGCTAATCATATTCTTATGCTTTTGTTCTTTTTCTAATATTGACTTTCTTACATTTAATTGACTTTCAGGAACTAACAAATGAACTGTTACTTTCTTAGTTTGCCCAAAACGATATTGCCTTCTTACTGCTTGATAAAATGACTCAAACTTGAAATCATAAGAAGTAAATACCATATTAAAAGAGTTTTGATAGTTCATTCCAAATGAAGCAATTGAAGTTTTTGTTATCAAGCATTTAAATTCATTATCAGCAAATCCATTTAAATGTTTTGATTTATACTCTGGACTATCAGAACCTTGAACATTTATGGAATTAGATATTTTTTTAGATAAATAATCCGATTCTTTATTCCTTAAACACCAAACTATCCATTGCTCATTTGAATTTTCAACAAGTTCAATAGTCTTTTCCATCCTCAAATCAAATGACCTATTAAGGTCTTGGTGTATATCAGTTGCTGAAACCGCAACGTGTCCAAATAATGTATTAGTATTATTTTCAACTGGTATCAAATGCTCTACAAATTCAATTTCAGGAAGTTCATATCCGCAACCATCAAATCCTAAAGTCTTAGGATTATCTATTGATAAAGACCAAGAGCATACATATTTCCAAAATACATCAGTAGCGTGTTTTCTTAAACGCCATTTACTTGTTTCTCCTCCATCATGCACAAAAAACATAGCCAACATTTCTAAATAACTCATTGCACCCAAGAATTCACTATGTTGACCTAACTCCATGTGGTCATTTGGTGAAGGAGTAGCAGTACAAGCCAACTTATAAGGCGTATTTTTAAATGAAGATATGATTAATGAAGAAGTAGCACCATCTCTCCCTTTAAGTATAGAACTTTCATCCAATACCACACCAATAAACACGCTACAATCAATGTTTTTTAATTGGTCATAATTGCTGATTAAAATATTTGGTTGTTTTGCATCATAAATACAATCAAATTCATATTTATTTATTTTAATTCCGAATCTATTTCCTTGTTGGATAGTTTGATTTACCACAGCCAAAGGAGCTAAAATTAAAACAGGTGAGTTATATTTTTCTGTTAAAATTCTTGCCCATTCCATTTGCTGAAATGTCTTACCAAGTCCACAATCCTCAAAAAGAGCAAATCTACCCTTGCTTAAAGCTGTTTTAATTGCATACTTTTGAAAGTCAAATAATTTATCATTTAGTACTGATAAATCGACCTCAAATCCTGATTCAACAAAGTTTTTTATCTTTGTTTTTAGAAAATCGTCATAGGTTTGTTCCATACTTTTTTTTATTTATTAATTTCGACAAAATTACAATAAACTTTTTATAAAAAAAATAAACTGAATTATTTTTTTTATTTATAATCTAACAAAAAAAATAGGACCAAATTAGCCCTATCTTTAAAATAAATAATAAAATTTAAAAAATGATTAACGTAATGTTTTTGCCAAACTATCGCAATTCACCTCCACCAGTACCGTTCTATGTTTCATAAACCCGACCTTGATTTTTTGCGGAACTTTACAAATCAAACCATTCTTATATCTTTCTATCGCTTTGGCTTTTGCCTTTATATCTTTGCTCTGCTCCTGTACTAATATCTGAAATAAAGAGTCGTTGGTCTTCTTTGCCTGCATCGTTTCATCAAGCATTCTTTGTGTGTCATTAGCCCATTTATTCAATTTTGCCTTATGGACAATTAACGTGTCTCTTTCGATTAACAATTTCTTGTACTTCCTGTTGTTGACTGTGGTATAATTCCAAAAGCTAAAAAAACTAATAATTATGAATATACCTATTACAATATAGGTAATTACTTTACTTATTTTTAAATACTTCCAAATCATGTCTTTTTAATTTTTTTGATGTAACAAATTGTGCGAACTACAAAGAAAACTGTTGCTGCAATCCTACTCAATATCAATAACCCTAAATCAATATCTTTTAAATCTGCCATTGCTATGCTTCCAAACAAGATAATCGATGCATACTCCCAAACCTTTGATTCCATTATTTACTTTTATCGCAATTATAAACCGCTTTCTTTAAAGAATCTTTATTAACCCCTTCTTTAACTGATTCTTGTATTACTGCCTTAATTATGCCCTCTGACCTCTTATATTTGTTTTGGTAGTAAATCATACCACCCAACGACAAAACTATCAACAGAATCGAAACAAACACCAAGTAAGTATCTTCGCTAATTAGCTTATTCATTATTTTCTCCATTGCCTATGGTTTTAATTACACTATCTTTAAATGCTAATATTATATCCCAAGTAAATTGTGCAATGGATCCCATACCTAAACCAACCAATAACTCTGGAAGATTAAACCGCGATGAAATAAACGGTGTGCTGATGTAAGCTAAAATTGCACCCAACGTAATTGATGCAACCCAGTACCAAACTGGTTCTTCTTTGCTTTTGCCTTTCTTCCTAAATTCGCTTACTTTTCTTGAGCCAATGGCAATAGCTTGACCGCCTGCCCCGACAATAGCATGAGCAATATTATATTCAGCTAAAAATGCAAAGGTTGTGGCTGGTACGCTCAACGTAATAAACGCGTCTACCAACTTGCCAAATACCTGCTCTTTTGTTACCATTTATTTAAATTGATTAAATTCGAAGTGCATACCAAAAATAGGTCTTTTATGTTTTATGGACCAGCTAACAGAACCTGAACCTAAGTTTAATTTTCTTGATGCTTCAGATTGTGAACCATAAATCACTCCAGTTTCTACACAAATAACAGACATGCTTCTATTATGGTCTTTTCCAAATTTGCCTTTATAATGCAAAGGTTTATATTTCTTTAATCCCATACTATATGCATGTTTAATGTTTTCAGACTGTGTATTCCATTCTAAATTTTTTAAACTAATATCTGTTTTAATTCCGTTTTTATGATTAACAAAATCTTTGCCTTTTACATGAGGAATAAATGCAAAAGCTATCGCCCTGTGAGTAAAATAACTTTTATTTCTAATATTGACAAAATAATAGCCACTATTTGATATAGATTTTTTTAATATCTTACCTTTTGGGCTTTTTATGTCTCCGTATTTATTTACCAAATAATCTTTTGGCAAGTAATTTGTTTGTATAAAATTTTCCATTTACAAATATACAAAATAAATATTAGCTATAAATGCATTCAGGAAATTATTATAAGTGCAATATTTCCCAATGCATTGCATCAAACCCTTTTTCTTTCCCTTGATTTATAAAGCCATTTTTATAGTAAATATCTATCATCGGCTTATATTCCTGTTTAAAAAATTGTGAATTTTTCCACGTCATTTTCAACCCGTTCTTAATCGGATTTAAATCTTCTGCAATGCCCCAGCTATGCCTTGACCAGTCTGATCCGCCTCTCATTTTACGGAAATTATAACACCCACCAAAAATATCAATCTCCAGCCTCTTAATCTCCTCAATGCCGTAATGCTCCAATATCTCGGTGTGAATCTTTTGAAACACTGGAGCAACTAATTTGTGACATTGCATCTTATTGGTAAGTGCCTTTAAATCCCAAGCAATACGCCTTGAATATGGCATAGTAACAGTGATTAAGTTCCTGTCATCTCCTGCTTTGCCAAAGATTGATATTATTTGTCGAGTGCTTAACATTATTCTGGTACAATTATAATACTACCTATTAAATTTTCTGCTGCCCATTTGGCATCCACTTGTCCTCCGTTTTGTAGGCTTATAACCTCTCCTTTGATATTACCAATGTCGTTAATATTCACATAAAAGAAATTCCCTTCAAACTCTTTGTTTAAAAAAACTTCCAATGCCTCTTCTTCATCTTTGCTTTCCTTTTCCTGCGAAATTTTCTTTATCTCATTTTCATCTGCTATAATCTTTTCAGCTATCTGACTTTGGTTTTTTCTTAACTGCAATGCCGTTAGTAATCCGACTTGATTAGAATAACTTAATAAGCTTGCAATGATACACTTTTCTTTTGCTTCTCTGTTTGTCATAAATTAAATTTTAGTTTCTACAAAAGTAGCATTTTAATTTGATTTTACTAAAACGTAGCCATACATTGAAGCCAATATTTCAGCATTTAATTCTATTTCGTCAAGTGTTCCGTAATCAAGCCCTTTTAAAATAGACTTAACATATAAAGTTGCCTCCTCTTCTGTTTCTCCTCCTGCTACCAATTTTTGCACCAAGTCATTACTTGAAAAATATCTTGCGTTATACAGCGAGCCTGAATCTTGCACGAACGCAATCCATAAATCCCTTACTTTAAATTCGTTTCTGCTGTATTCCACTGCGGAAACTGCACTGCACATTATGCCGACTATTGTTCTTGTTTCTCCTACCTCGTCTGTAAATGACTTTGGCTCTACATCCCAAATGTAACCCATGTTTGTTTTTGTTTATAATGTTAAATAACTTATTCCTCCTGATAATAAAGTGTTTATTTTTTGCAAAACAAAAGCACTTTTGCTTCCATCGTATGTTATTAATATTTTATCTCCATTTGCTGGTGTATAAGGTCCTCCTGCAAAATCTGACAAAGCTAACTTAAAAGGTGTACCTGATATATTTACTAAACTCGTGCTTGTAGGTCCAATGTTTATACTTGCTGAAACCAAATTTAATATACCTGCATAAAAATCCATTGAAACATTAGAGGCAGCAGTTAAGCGAATACTTTCAGGTGACCCATTTAATTGAGAAACCCCTGCTAGATTACCAATACTTTGATTGTTTTGCGATGTGAAAAACACCCCTCCGTTTTTAATAACAAGATTTTTATCAAATGCCGTATTTCCAGCCGCTAAAACTTGGTCAATATTCCCAATACTAACGCTTGGTATTGCTTGGGTGGATAAAACACCAGTTGCATCAGCTACAACCATTCTTGTGCCTGTTCCTGACAAACTACCAATAATTGTACTTGTTCCATACAAACCTACACTATCTTCAGATAGAATCTGTATTTTTGAAGTTGATGTTAAACGTAATCGATCTAATGTTAAAAACTGATTATCGTAATATAATTTTCCTTTTTCCACTCCGTTTCGATAGAACATTATTGCCGCACTGTCAAGTACACTGTTTGTGCCGTTTAATATTATCTGCTTATTTATTGCAGAATTACCGACTCCCAAAACATCATCTAAATCTTGCGTGCCACCGCTAACAGTTGTCCATGTCGGATTTGCTGAATCCCCTTGACTTGTTAAAACTTGCCCTGCCGTTCCTGGAAGATTATTAAGCAAAATACGACCCAGAAAATTGTGGTTTGACTGTGAAACAACACTTCCACCACCGCTCATAATTTTCAATTCAAGATTTCCACCGTGAACATATAGCCCGTAGTTGCTTGAACCAACATATCTGGCTACTTCCATTTTGCTTGTAGTACCTTCTTTGATAGCGATAATCCTGTCGGATTCAAATACAAAGTTTTCACTGCTTGTCAAAAGGTTTGAGCCACTTCCAAACCCGATTCTTGTACTTGTAAGTGTAGGTGCTGGCAATGTCGCCCAAGTTTGGTCACCTCTCAAGAAAGTTGTTGCTGATGCCGTACCTGAACCCAAGCGAGCCTGTGCAATAACACCAGAAACAATATCCACTGCTGCGTGTGTGTGAACAGTTGGAGCAGCCCCTATCTCACCAAGTGTCCAAGCTACATTTCCACTTCCGTTAAAAGTTTTTCCTGTAGTGCCTATGGTAAATGTCCTTGCCGTTGTTAATGTCGCTGCCGACCCCGTAATACTTCCCGAAGAAGTTATAAATCCTGATGGATTACTTGCGTTGTAAGGTGTAAAGCCTAATGCTGTAGTTACTTGAAGAGAAGTAATGTTTGTTAAATATGTCGCAGTGTCTAAAACAAAAGTATTGGCAGCGGTCTTTCTAAGTAACCCAGTTGTACCTGTCAAACCAGCTATTGAGGTTAAATCTTCATCTAAAGGTTGTATGCCTGATTCAGCTAAGGTACTATTAATCCATGCTGTACCATTCCATCTTAATAATTCCCCAGCTGAATTACTTGTAATCGTTACGTTTGAGTGGCTATCCAACGTATGTGCTGATGGTGCAAACGTTGTAGGCACTCCAGTAAGCTTTGTCCAAGCCAATGATGTTATCCATGACGGGTTTACGTAGCTCCCTGTTAAAGACACAAATCTTGCATCTGATTCTGACTTGGTATAAGCATCCGTTATGGCATAGCCTGCTAAAGTTGTTGGATTCGTTCCTGATGTTACTAATCCTTTTGCATTGATTGTAACACTTCTGTACGTTCCTTCGGTGGCTACGTTTGCAAGTGTCAAAGCAATTGATGTCGTTCCTGATCCATTAGCATCTCCCGTTATTGATATGCTTTGGTTTGCCGTTAAATAATTATTGGTATCTAATGACCAAGTATTTGCTGCGGTCTTTCTTAGTATTCCACTTGTTCCTGCTAATGCTCCAATGGCTTGCAAGTCCGCATCATAGGCTTGAACGTCTGTACCTATCACTAAACCAAGTGAAGCTCTACCTGTTGCAGCAACTAATCCTGTTGCCCCGCCATCCCATCTATTTCTTTCGGCAAATGCAGTATTCCAATTATCTGAATTATTAGTTACATAAGTTATTGTTCCAGCAGTTGACAATACTAATCCTGTTCCGCTTAATGTGGCTTGTTTACTATCTAATGCCGTTTGTAATCCTGATGTCTTGGCAATGCTTAAAGCTGCATCGGCTATTGCTGTCGTTATTGCTGTAGTTCCTGAACCTGTTACAATACCACTTAAAGTAATGGTTTGATTACCGCTTATGTAAGTAGGTGTGAAATATTCTAATGCCGTTGCACCTGCATTAACTCTAAGTATTTGGTTTGCTGTACCTAATGCTGTTAACCCTGTGCCTCCTCTTGTAGTTGCTATTGCGGTGCCGTTCCAAGTTCCTGCTGTTATTGTACCTAACGTTGTTATGCTTGTAGAACCTGCCCAACTACTAAGGTTTGATATATCACTTGTCGTTACAGAACTCCAAACACTTGTACCGTTAACGTTATTGCACTTCAAGAAACTGCCAACTGTCGCCCCCCCTGTAATTAATATACTTGTTGTCCTTATTGTTCCCGAAACATCAAGTGTATAGGCTGGAGTTGTTGTATTAATTCCTACAAAACCACTATTGGCAATTCTCATTACTTCCGTTCCTACTGCTTTAGTTCCGTGTGCTCCAACGTAAAACTGATGCTGTGTTGCTGGTTCTGCTAATCCTGTACCTCCTCCATATTGTATTGTATTGTTATTAATGTTCGCACCAAATATAAAACCAGTCATACCGTTATTGGTATAACTACCTCCTATAATTCTGAATGCTCCAGTTGTGTTAATTGTTTCCGAATGTCTTAATATAATTCCTGTTGCATTAACAATGTCAACTTTATAAGTTGGGCTTGTTGTACCTATACCAATATAAGTCCCGTTGTCAAATATTTGGCTGTTTGCAAACGCTGTACCATTCCACTTTGAAAGAAAATTAGTCGTTAATGTTGTCGGAGTAACAAAATAAGAAGCCGTATCTAATGACCAAGTGTTTGCTGCAGTCTTCCTTAATATTCCACTTGTGCCTGCTAATGCAGCTATGGCTTGCAAATCTGCGTCATAAGCTTGAACATCTGTTCCAATTACTAAACCAAGCGAAGCTCTACCTGTCGCAGCGACTAATCCCGTTGCCCCTCCATCCCATTTATTCCTGTCAGTAAATGCCGTGTTCCAATTTGTTGAATTATCAGTGATATAAGTAATAACACCAGCTGTTGAAAGGACTAATCCTGTGCCTCCTAATGTGGCTTGAATACCTGCCTCCGCTAAGGTATTATTAACCCAAGCCGTACCATCCCATTTTAAAACCTCTCCTGCAAGGTTTGAACTTATCGTAACGTTTGAATGTGAATCTAACGTGTGTGCTGATGGTGCAAATGTTGATGGCACTCCTGTAAGCTTGCTGTAAGCTAAAGCAGTTATCCATGTTGGATTTGAGTAGCTACCAGTTAAAGATACATACCTTGCATCCGATTCTGTTTTAGTATAAACATCTGTTATGCCGTAGCCTGCTAACGTTGTCGGGTTTTCTGCTGCAGTAACTAAACCTTTTGCATTAATTGTTACCTTTGTAAACTGTCCAATGTTGCTGTTAACTGTCGCCAATGTCAATGCAATAGTTCCTGTTCCGCCTGTTCCTGTTAGGTCTCCGCCAAACGTGTGAGTATGGTCTCCACTTGCCGCCGTTGTGGAGGTTGTTCCGTAACTTACTGACAAATCACCTCCTGCATTAATTGTAAGTCCTGTGCTTATCTTCACACCACCAAGAACCGAAGCCGTAGCAACTGGTAATGTAAATGAGCTTGGTATCCTTTGCCAAATAGTGCCGTTATAATATACTTGGTCTCCGACCGCAAAAGTTAAGCTATTCCAAGTCCCTGCAACCGTTACAATATAGAATTGCCCTGCTGTTCCTGTTCCGTCTGCTATGGTTGGGTTGTTTGTATTTGCGTTCCATGTGCCTAAGTATCCACTTGTGTTAAGAGTTACCCATGAAGCATTTCCGCTCGCATCTGATTGCAAAATTCGCCCAACCGCTGCCCCAGATGTCATTCTAAAATTAGTCGTTGCTATTGTGCCAGCTACGTCTAATTCAACCGCTGGCACTGTCTTTCCTATACCTATACCAACATTGCCTCTAAAATGGTTTTGTGCTGTGCCGTTAAAAAAAGCTCCGTATCTATTAGTGCCAGATGCAATAGTACTTTGAAATCCGTAAACATTTGTAAAACCAGCATTGTTAGCACTTGCCCTAAAATTAATTAAGTTTGTTCCAGTACCGTTTATAGTACCTACTTGTGATTCATAACCTATTATGGAAGTAATTGCATAGTTTGCTTGATTAATAACAGCTCTAAAAAAGAATCCACTTGTTGTAACATCTGATTGTAGTTGTCCACTTGACCTTATACCAGAAACCTCGGTGCCTCCTGTAATACTTTTATTTACAATTAAAGAGTTAGTACCTGCACCTGATCCGATATTAACATCACCTCCACTTGATATATTAAGTCTATTAATACCGTTTGTTACTAAAGCTAAAGCATCCGCACTTGGACTGTATAATCCTGTGTTTAAGTCTCCAATAAACGAATACGCTGGATTAGCTAAACTACCCAAACTTGCTGAAACCTGACCTACCACGTGCAATTTTGTTGCTGGGCTTATACTTCCAATTCCTACGTTGCTGTCAAAAATAGCATTGCCTGTGCTGTGCAATGTTCCTGTTATATCTAAATTATAAGTAGGCAAAACATTGTTTATTCCTACGTTTGTGCCGTTGTCAAATATTAGGCTATTTGTTAACCCTCCCGTTGCGTTTGACCACTTAGGAACATAATTTAAAGTTCCTGTTCCTGATGATAACCCTAACTCCGCAAAAGTCTTGTTCTTCCATAAACTCGTACTTGATTCGTAAGCTAAAAGATTATTGTTTGCCAACGTACCAATGGCTACATCATGAAGCTCATCAATTTCAAAGCCGTTCTGCACCTTTACAAATATTACCCCCTGCGTTGCATGGCTTCTTAAACAAAATCCAACTACCACCATGTGATTGGGTGCTGATGGTTTTGTTGTTGTCATACCTCCTGCAACTGTCGGGCTTAAATAGATCGTTGCACCTTCGGCAAATGCGGAGGTGTTTATGCCCTCAATATTCCCAAAGGTTGTGCAAAATGCTTTACCTCCACCCGTTACGGTTTCCGCTATAATACCAAATGTTTTACTGCTTGTACTTTCTGCGTTTGCCTGTGCTAACCTTACAGTCTTATTAATGCCATCACTTCCTGCTGTATAAACTACCGTTCCTTTTGTTAGCCCTGCATTGTCAGCACTCTTAACATAAACAATTGAACTTTGACCTAAACGATAATTAACATTTCCTCCTTTTAAACCAAATTCTAATGTTCCAAAAGTATCGTTCCAAACAGTTTTAGCAACGCCAACAGTTTGAGCCGTTGCCACTTTATACTGAACCGCTCCAACGTCTAATCTATTATCTAAAAGGTCTAATCCTGTGGACTTAATTTGTCCAATATTAATATTGTTCCTGATTATGTTAAAATCAAAGTTATCAAGTGTTCCCAGCTTCTTAGTCGCTACTGTTGCTGTATTGCCTTCTTGTAACCAAGCTAAATCCTCAATGTCTTCTAATAAGGCATAAGTACCATCTTTTGCTGGCTTTATCAACGTGAAATTTCCTTCCGTATCTTCTGCAACGTCTTGAATGCTTCCATCGCTTGCAGTTCTTAAAAATACGTCCGTTGAATATAACCTGCTGATTCTAAAATCTTGTCTAAGGCTTAAACTCTTTTGCCCATCGGCTAAAGTATTAATTTGAATATTTTTGTCAACAAACTTTAAATTAAGGTTGTCTCCATACTTTCTATTCATATCAATATCAACTTGATTAAGAATAGAATCAATATCTAAATTAACATCCGAATCGTAAACTGGTAGTTCCTCTATCGTATCGGCATTAACTCCCAATCCGATTGTTTTAATATTTGCCTGCTTTAATTTATAGTTGTATTCGTAATTGTGTATTCTGTGCTTTTCGCCATCAATATCTAATAAGTCTCCAAACTCAATATTGGCAATTACTGTACCTTGATAAAACTTTTGTCTTTGAGATAAAACACTCAAATAAGAATCAGCAATAAATTCTTCAATAGGTAAAGAATTGTACAGTGTTATTGGCTTTGTTGATGATCCGTTAAAAAACAAAGAATCATAAGCAACCGGAAACGATGGATAACCTACACCAAGTTTTATGGTTAAATCTCCACTTCTATCTTTTTGAGTTGATACTCCGAACTTTTTAGTAAAACCATTTAAGGCATTGTTATTAACATCTTCTACTACTATGTTAATATAATCTATTTGAGTTGTTGAGCGTAAAGCTGTTGAACCTGCTGGGAAATCGTCTCCTAACCTTTCTGGCATAAATACCCTAACATAAATTTTATAAGGCAAATCAGAAACAGCGTTAAGATATGGGAATGGCATAAATTCACCATAAACTGGTATGACGTTTGAAAGAACTGGAGGTGTGTCCGGTAAAAGAAAAGGAACTTGAGGTATTGGTATTACCTCTTCAATCCCATCTTTAAAGTTTGCAGCAAAAATTGGAGTGCCTACACCTTCAACTGCTCTATACCAACTTGACTCGTTTGTTAAATAATAAAAATTGGCATCTAAGTCTTGAACGGCTATTATTTGAAGCCTTAAATTTTTTATAAAACTACCTTTTGTAGATTTAAACTTAATCTTTATCTCCTGTTTAGGTGTAAGTTCAAAACTACTTTTAAAAGGAAAGTAAGTTGTTGCTGGACTTTGTACATAAGAACTGTCAGGCAAATTACTCGGTTGAGTAAACCAAGTATTCCCTTTGTTTGTTAAATAGCCATTTGTAATTTCAAATAATAAAGGTGCAATACCTTCAAAAGTCCACCCGCTTGTATTTTGAAAATCTGCATTTGCATTTAAACTCCTTGATATAGATTTAGCCTTTTCAATCGTTACGCTCTTTTGGCTGAACATAAGCCCAAAATCGCCACCTGCTATCCTTGTTACGCTCTCGTCTGGTCTTGTGTACGTTGTGCTTGATTGAAGAACTCCTGCATTAGTGTATGTCCTTTTTACGCTATTTACTTTTGATATTTCCGCAATGTTTTTAATATCCCATCTTCCATCTGTAAACGTAAATTGTCCGTATTGCTGAATTATATTATTTATAACATCATAACAACTTAACCCCTCGAAGAACTTATCTTCTATAAACGATTCGTAATAGTATGGCTTGTTTAAATCTTCATCTCTTAAATCTACATTATCAACTACTGAATACCCAAAGCTGTTAACGTATGGAATATTATTAATACATTCTATAATTACATCTAATAATTTCTTTCTTGTTCCCGATGGTAAAAAAGTTATGGTTTTTAAATTTACCAATCCACATTCCGCACTTAAATTAACAGAATAAATACCATCATTAAGATCTGAATCCGAACCTTCAAAAGGTACAATAATAGCATTGTATTGCAAAACAGTATTCTTGTAAACAACCGCTACCGCATCTCCATAATTTTGACCGGTAAAGTCCACCGCATGAAAAGAAGCATTTGAAATGGCTTCAATGCTAATAACTGATGGAACAATTCCACCGAGATATTTCTCGCCAACGTCTTTGTTGTAGCTTCGTGTTAATGGATTACCTCCTGCTATTAATTCCGTTGCTGTACCTGAAAACCCTTCAACCCAAATCTCTACTTTGTAATCGTCTGCGTCAATATCTGAAAACTCAAAGAAATATTTTAATGCCTTAGCCATTTGCTCTATTTACGTTATTTAATACCCCTACTAATGTATTGCCTTGAATCTCGAATTTTACGGTGTTGTTAAATCCTGATGGATTTTGAAATGGTACAATATTCCTTGCTCCTGTTGATGTACTAACAGAACTGTTAGAATTGTTACCAATAGCAGAACCTCCGCCCATTAATGCACCCCCTAAAGCAATCAAACCAAGACCTGCCGCTACTTCTTTTCCTGCAACAGCAGTTCCAACAACTGAAGCACTTAATCCTAAACCGACTGCTAAAATAGCAGCACCCATAGATATTGCCATTTGACCCATTGCTTTTAAAAATGACCCCAATACTTTCTTAAAGTCAAATTTAACATCTTTATCAAACATTGATTCAAAAATTCCTGAAAAAGTATCACCTAAAGTGTTTGAAACAATATCCATTACTCCTTTAAGTACATCTCGCATTTTAAGGAAACCTTCAATCATTTCTGATTCCGCATCATCAATTCCATCTGTCCAATCTATTTTTAATTTCTCAAAAATTTTCTGATTACTTGGAAACTCTGGCAAATTTAATTCACTAAATCTTGACCTTAAATTATTCCAATTATTTAATAAAAAATCGCTTAATCCTCCAATCTCTTGACCTAAATCGCTCTTTAATCCTGTAATATTTAATGATTGTTCTTCGCTAAAGTTTAAAGATATAGGATTTACGGCTGGCAAGTCTTCTAAGCTTAAAATTTTCTCCATTTCTAAAGCATATTCTCTTTCTTTCTTTAGCCTTTCAGAAAACTGCTTATCCCTTTCCCTCATCTCATCGGAGTGCATTTTTTTAAATGCTTCAAGTCTTTTATAACCAGCATCCTTTATTTGCTTTTCTGTAACTCCTGTTTCAACTTTGCCGCTTGTCTTTCCTGTAAAATCAAGTAAGCCAGTCATGGAAACATTAGCTTTTTTTACTTCTGCAACAAATTTTTGTATGCTTTCTCCAAAACCTATATTATTAATTGCATCAGAACGCTTTACAAGTTCTTCTTGCAATTCCATTAAGCGATTGTTTGTCCATTCGTTACCGTTGATTATCCTTAAAAGTCTAACCATTGTCCGTTCAAAATTATAAAACTCTCTATTAAGAGTATGTAAATTTGTCTTTAGTGTAGAAAAGTTTTCACTTGCACCATAAGCAAGAGCAGCAATTAAAGCTATTACTGCTATGATTGGAAGATTAAGTGCTGCAATAGCAACACCTATTGTTTTAACTGCCGTTATTAATGCTCCTATTGCCACTAAAGTTGGTCCAATTGCAGCCACAAAAACTGAACCTATAATTATATTTTTCTTTGTTTCACTGTCTAATTTAGCAAACTCTTTCATAAAATTATTTACAAGAGTTATTCCTTTTGTAAATGATGGTAAAACAGTTGTTCCAAAAGTGTCTCCTATTTCTTTTAACGATTCTCCAAACATTCTCATTTGGTTTGCCGCACCTCCTCCAGTTCTTGCAAAATCACCTTGTGAATTTGTGGTGTTTGCCAATACATAATTATACCTAAGTAAAACCTTTTCAGCCTGTGTTAAATCTTCTGCATTTCCTTTGAATCCTTTTGATAAAGCATAAGCCTTTAAATTGGCTTCTGTCATTACTATTCCTAAAGTTTTAAGAGATTCTGTTTCGCCTGTGAATATGCCTTTTAAGGCTGTATTTGCTTGCTCTATTCCTATATTTTTAAATGAAGCCAAATCTGCAGCTAAGCCTACTAAAGAAGTCGATAAACTTGCGGCTTGTTCTTGCGTTAGACCCATAGAAGTCGACATATCTCCATAAGTCGAAGCCATGTCCATTGCTGAACCTTTAGCGATACCGAATTGAGTTAATGATGTACTTGCAAATTCTTTTACCGCATCCGCTGATTTGCCAAAAGCAACCTCGACCTTATTAGTAGCTTCTTGTGAATCGGAAGCTAACTTAATCATTTGCTTGCCAATCAAAAGCAAAGGTGTGGTAATCGCCAATGACATTGCCGAGCCTATGCTGGTCATTTTTTTACCAAACTCTTCAAATTTTTTGCTTGCTGAATTTAAGCCATTATTTAACTCATCAACATCTACGCCGATACTAACTTCTAAATCTGCCGCCATTATTTTACCATGTTTTTAAATAAATCAATACTTGCACTTTCATTATGTTGGATTCTGCTATCTAAATTTAAAGGTTTAATCTTTTCAGGTGTTATTGGTTTACATCCCATGCTTGTATTATTAATCATCGTCATTAATTCCCTTGTATGCACCCATTTTAATTCCTCTCTTCTGTTATAACCCTCTCTAAGCATAAAGAACTCGAACAAGGTAAGCTCAATTATTTCACTTCCTTTTAGTCCGAGTTCCCCGTAACAAAATAATAAAATGTCAAAGTGACTTTCTCTTATGCTTTCACCTTTGTTTTTTTTTGTTCAACTTTTGCGAAACCTGAAAATAAAGCCGTTGTCATAATCGCAATATTACTTTCGTTTAAAAGTCCTTCTACATCAATTAACAGAAACGTTTCTTTTTGCGACAAAGTATATTCTTCTTTTTTATAAACAGAATAATTAATTGCAGCAAAATAAATCAATGACATAAAATTTTTCATTAATTGAATCGTGTCTGTATTGTCTCGCAAAGATTCCTCAAACTGGCTAAATGACAATTTTCTGTCTTCGCAAAAATCCATAATTGCCATCATCCCAAATAGGCACGTCAGTTTAACTTCTCCCTCGCTATTTTTGAACTCTACTAATCCTTTCATATTATGCTGATAATATATCAATAGTTGGACTTCCTGTTGGAGTTAAATCACAAGTAAATGTTGCTGCTTCGTCCTGTCCAAATGTTAAAGGTAGACTGGTCACAAAGCAAGACCATTGGAAAGTTGTGTCTCCTGAGGTTGCAGTCTTAAACTTAACAATTAACGGTGTATTGGCTACTAAAGCATTTACCAGTTGATCTACTTGGTTTGTGCCTGAAAAGTTGACCATTCCACTAATAGAAATTGAACCTTCTTTTAATCCTGCTATTACTTCTCTCCAACCATTTGAATCTTTGGTTGTAGTGTCTATTGGCGACATCGTGAAACTAATTTCACTTGAATCCGTGTCTGTAATCAGAGTATCGATTCCACCTGAAACGGTGTAAACCTTCATGTCTTTCCCGTTAAATTTTCCGCTTGGCATTGTATTATATTATTTTTCAAAAAATTTATGTTGCAAAATTGCTACTGTCCTGTAATTTGTTTCACTATTACCATCATTAAAACCATCAAAACTACCACTTAATTCTAAACTGACAAAATTAAATATTGTACTTGTTAAATTTATTGTGTCTCTGCTTGGATTAACTATTGTTAAAACTGCGTTTAATATATCGTCCGCTTGTTTCCTGCCTCCATACGTTGGTATAACCTCTGTATTAACTTCTATATTTAACGTTGCAGTTCCTCCGAAATTGTCCTTTGTATTTTGGTCTTCTGTCTGAACGTATGAACCTAAAATTATAAATGGTCTTGGTGAATTTATCGGTGCTTCCATGTCGTAAACTTTTACAACGTTTCCCGAACTTGTTATGGAGTTCCCTATCGCTGTGACGTAAGCTTTCCGTAATTCATATCCTGCCCATTTCATAACCTCAAATCTTTAATTATCTTTTTTAAATCTGCTTTAAAAATTGGAACTTCACTCGCCCAGCTTGGAATCAAAAATGGTCTTGGTTTCATTCTACCTTTGCCGTTAACAAAAAAACTCATCGCCATTTCATCAAAACCTTTCGGAACTTTTACAAACTGTCCTGTTCCAAACTCTACATAAGGTGCATAATCTTCTGTCGCTGAAATTCTGCCTATCAATCCGTTTTTATCAATTTTTGATTTTATGCTTTGTTTTAGTTTTCCTTTATCTACCGGAACGATTAAAACAGCTTTTAGTTGTATGTTTTGAGTAGCTTTAGCAACTGCAAACTTAGTCCTTGTGGTTACTTGAGCGTCAAGGTTTCTTAGTTTTGCCTTTAGTGCCTGCATCCCCTTCACTGTTATCTGTGCCATGTGCTAAACCTTGTTTTATCCAAATTAATGCTATTTCCTCATCCACTTCTTTTTCTTCTCCCTGACCCACAAGACCATATTTTAATGAATCAATATTTTTCAGTGCTGTTACTTTCATTTTGTTGCAATTCTAAGTTTTAAAATCTTATTTCTATTTTCTACATTTTCAACGAATAATATTCTGTAATCCTTAGAATTATATCTAACCAGCATAGTATCGTTAATCGTTACCTCGTTTCTAATCCAAACGTCAAACACTTCCTGAAATATCTGTATTCCTTGACCATCAATTTTTGCCCTGCCATTAGGTACTATTTTAGCCAATATTTCAAGAGACAAAGTTTTAGTGCTGGTATAACCTCCGCCACCATCTGCCGTTGGTGTTACCGTATAAAAGCCGATTTGGTCTCTAAGGTCTCCAAAGTTTAAAACTACATCAGCCATGAACTTCTATATTTTAAAGCCGATTCTCTCCAGTTGTTTGGGAGTAAATTGCTTGTCGTTAATGTTATGCCTGTTCTAAACTCGAAATCCTCTCCTACCTTCTTAATAACTATCATTTTAAGGTTATCAGTCAAACTTGCATAACCTGCTGTATATGTCACTTTGATTGGATCCTCTGATGTTAACTTAACCTTTGGATTATTTCCACCTCCTACAGTAAAAGAAACCGATGCATTGTCCATATCAACGACTGTAATATTTCCCTGTAATGGTATAACTGGTAAGTTAAAATATTCATTTACGCTTTCGAATTGAGCCTCTACGCTCGTGGTTACTAATGCCTGTTTAATGTATAAACCAACTTCTTGCCTTCCTGATTCTAACAATATTGCTAACAGTGTATCATGAACCGAAGTACTTATGCCTAAGTAAGATTTAACCTCACTCAAAGTAATAAGTTCGTTGCCTGTTTCGGTTTGTGTACAACTATTTAATATCGTTCTTGTCATTTCGTTAGCTTTCTTTCTTTTGTGACTACTTTTTCTGCTTGGATAATATACCCTTCTTTAATTAGGTCATGTGCAGTGTAAGACTTTAAATTTATTTTGTCT